ACAACTCTGATTAGAGTAGCATCAGAAGGTATAGCAGACTCAATTTCATAGTCTTCTCTCTTAGTAAATTTAGTTATAGGTCTTAGAATAGCACCATATCCACTATTAGTAGGATCAGTGATAAACAACTCTGGTATATCTGTCAAACCAAGATCACAACTTCCTGTAACAGATACAATTCTACCATTTTCTACGGTACAATTCAAGGGGCATCCAGTAGCTGTTTCAACAATAGTATCAGGAGAATATCCACTACCAGTAGATATTACTTGAGCACCATCTACTTGTCCTATAACATCAACACCCTCATCATCTGAAGTTGCAGTTTCAGGTCCAAGATAACCACTACCAGGATTAGTAATGATAACATTAGTAATCTGTCCAAAAGTAGGTGACTCAGGATCTGTATCTACAACTGCTTTACCAGTAGCACCTCCACCTTTACCACAATCATCATTTATAGAAACATAAGGAGAACTTCCAAACTGTGATCCAAATTGCTTCATATTTACACCAATAACTTTTCCTGTTTGATTGACGACTGCATTTGCAACAGCACCAAGACCACCACCACCAAATATCTCTATCCTAGGAGGTCCACAACGCTTCTTGAATGGGTTACATGATCCTACAAGAGACTCCATATTACCTAATCCCATTTCACTTACTGCTCCCTTTATACCAGCTGCCTTACTTATAGCACCTGTTACTCCTTCTATACCAGGGAACATACCATTTACAACATCCTTAATACCTGCACCACTAATTGTTTCAGTAGCTTTCTTCATAACATTGCTTATATTCATAACAGTCTTAGGATCAGGTCCAAGGTTTGTAATGAAATCCATTGGTTCTGGATTACAGAAGTTACCCTCACATTCAAGTAATTGTAATCCAAGTTGAGGTAGTTTCATAGTATCACCTAACATATCCATAAAACTAGGAATCTGTATACCAGATAACTTAGAAATAGAAGAAATCATAGGAGATATTGCTCCTTGTATCTTATCAGTAATATCACCAAGTAATCCACCAAGAAAACCTTCTGCAGCACAAAGTGGCATATCTACCAATTTACCCATCAACTCCTTCAGAAAATCCTTTATAGTATTCTGAAGACCCCCTAAAATATTCTCAATACCACAAAAAATAGCATCTTGCTGTTTCAATACTTCCAATTCTTTAATAAGAAAATCTGGTTCTAAGAAACTAAGTTTTTCTTCAACACCTGTGTTTATTACCTTGAACATTTCTGTCCTAGTTTTTCTAAGAAGACCAGATATAGCACCATCTATCTCTTTTGATGCTTTATCAATCATCTTATCCACATTGACAAGAGTTCCTAGAACTGGATCAATATATCCATCCTTATACTGCTCAAGTTTATTGAACCCATCAATAAAAGTTTGAAGACCTGTGGTAATTTCTCCACCCATACCAGCAGGTTTAGTACACTCTGCGTCTGCCTGTTCAATTTTTATAGGTATATTAGTCTTTATTGTATTGATAGTGGATATTATTTCCTGTCTTGCATTTAAAATCTCACCAGTGGTACGAACAATACCTCCTCTAGGATCAGGTTTGTTTGGATTAGGTTCAACTTCTTCCTTTTTATCTGAAAGATCCTTACTATTAGTCTCAGTTGCTGTAGTAGAAGTATTATTATTTTTATTAGTATTCTTCTTTTTCTTCTTTTTAGCAGGTGGTTGTGGTTCCTGAGTAGGTTTTAGGTTCTTTCCTTGTTGTAAAGCATCATCAAATGCAATAGGTTTGAAGTGGCTAGTACCTGCCACCATTGCATCCTTCCATATCTGAGGATCTACAATAGCATCATTGGCATAAAATGCACCAATAACTACAGGTTGTTGAGCTTCTTCACCATCTAAAAAGAAACCAATAACAGTTTCTCCACCCTGTAGAGCAAAACTTGTACCACAATAATTATTACCTGCACCAAATTGAGGAGATACTAAAAAATGAGCCCAAGGCAAATCTTCATCATCTATACCACCCTCTTCTGCATTTTCGCCAGGATGATACCCTAAGATTCTTACTTTTGCCCTGAACCCATTAGTATATTTTTGGTCATTCTTATCACGCCATGCAGGATCTGGGGTTACCTGTCCAATAAACCAGTGAAACCCATCTTTACCTAAAAATTCTATTGGTGCATTGCGTGTTTCAAGCATTAGTCGTCATACACCCTACATTCCAGTGAATCTGGATGATTATCACAATACACTTCAAGATGCTTGTCTTCATGCCTTGTATGCCAATCATTTATCTTAGCACCACCTTCATTCTCTTCATTCTCATCATGAGCATGAAAAGCATCGTTGTGCATCTCTAGATCTGCCTCACTATATTCAATCATACCATGATTTACATGTTCTTTATGATCCTTTGGATCAATATAAACTTCATGGTCTAGATCGTGTTGTGGAACTTTAGTAGTCATAGTTTACTTACTTTGGAATGAATCTCTTACGAGTGAAAGTCCAGTAAAATCGCCTTTAGGATTACCAAATTCATGTGATAATCTAGCAATCATATACTTACCTGATTCAGTGTTTCTACCACCATCTTTATCCTCAGTATTTAGTTCAGAAAACTTGATGTTCAATACATCACCTGCCCTTAGGGATAAATTCATTGGTATTGTAATATGAAGGATCTGCGAAAATAGTGATGAGTATCTAGCAGATGCTTGTGCTTGAAACAAAGCTGAATCTTGAGGTGTGGTAGCACCATCACCATCAACATCAGGAGTCATAGTACCTTGATCAATAGTAGATAGAATAATCCTAGAATACTTATCAGTAAAACCCGATTCGAATCCAGGAATTCCTTCAGGATCATTGGCAGTCTTAGACTGTCCTTTTTCTACACTCTTCATATAATTATACTCGGCAAACTTTGGTTGTCGGGATAATATATCGAAATACCAATTTGCAGTCCTATAAGCACCAGATCTAAGTTTCTTCAAAATATCATGACTTTCTTCCCATTGTGGATTAGAAGATACCTGAAAATTATTTTCAGCATTAGCACCTTCTTTATAAGGTGTCATCTCATAAGAAAACTCTGGTTCTTCAGAAAATAAAGTATCTATACTAGAAAAATTATATCCATCAATAGTCTCCCAGAATAAAAATCCTGCAGATCCATCTTCAGGAGAAGAACTATCAGCACTTTCAGGAATTGCCTTAGGACATAACTTACTGATTACTTTGAAGGGTCTTCTAAAATTACCAGTGAACTCACATTTATTCCAAGTTTTTTCTATATTAACAATCCTATCTGGTTCTATCTCCAATACTTCAGTCAAGACATTATTTACAGTAGTTGATATTTTGTCAATATATTTTTTCCAAACTCTTGTAGTATGATTTGATATAGCACTTCTAGTTTCTAGGGTCAACGTATATACTTCTCTCTTATTATCAATCATGTGATCACTAATATTTGTAATAACAAGAGGTTCTTCTTTTATATCATAAGTAAAAGGTTCTTCACTACTAGGATGTGATATAGTTAAATTTACAGGACATCCACTCCTAATAGGAGCTTCATTCAACCAACCATAAGTATCTGAAATAAGCACTTCAACGTGAATTGCAGCATCAATAACATCTTCGTAATATTTTACAAACATTACTTGACCTAACATATTGATAAAATCACCACCCTCTTCAAGAGGAATAATATCAAAACGTTCTATCTTATGACCACTAGTCCAAATCTTTCCTTCATCGTCAGTTCCACCCTGCTTTCCTTTACCAGATTCTCTACGTGCAGAACCTCCTATTAATAATGTTGACCCTAATGCAAGGGCTCCTACTATACCTATCATCTTATACTGTTAGTAAGGATTGCATTTGAGCATATTTAGTTGCAGCAATGAATGGATCAGCTGCTACTGTTCTTGATCCACCGCCTGAAGGTGCTGGTGCTCCACCACTAGGAGGTGACATTTGGTTACTATTATTATTTACTATAGTCATTGGAGTAACAGGATTCAAACCAGCATTAGAAACTATCATACCATCCTGATTGGGTATAAAGAGTTCCTCTCCTATCTCACCAACCTTATATGGTTTACCTGCTTCAACTTGACCACCTGTCTCTTTTGGTCGTGCCAGTTTTTGTATTGTAGTCCAATCTATAGGTGGTCCCCCATCCAATGTTTTTGTTGGTCTTGGTATAGGAATATTCTTCGTCCTCTCCATGTATATATTCCTTACTTTCCCAATCTCCATCTTTTTTAAAGGAGAGTCTTTAGATAAACCAAATCCTTTCATTTTAGTAGGATCTACCTTTACACTCCTAGGTATATTAGGACTAAATTTTTTTATTATTGTATTTGGTGGTTTTATTTGACCTGCTTTCATCTTTATTCCACCCCTAAAAAGCAGTAACTTCATAGTTCTGAGTTTACCTGCCAGTATATTGAGTAGACCTGGAGTTGCACCTGCAGCAGCCATTTCACCTGCAGGAGTAGGTTCAGCAATAGCAAAAGCCCACATTGCTGCAATCGTTGATAATATTCCCAAGACGGTCATACCAATACTTAGAGCTTCTAATATTCTACTTCCTAAAGGATTCTTTGGTTTAGGAATTGCAAAAGCACCGAATCGAATCTTATCATCCCTACTTCTTCCTACTGCTACATCAGGTGATGGTAATCCCCTTCTCTCCAATTTATCCAATACAGAATCAAGTCTATCTAATGCTAATGAAAAAGGAGTTTTAGCACCTTCAATAGCTAATTGTTGAAGATCTTTTTTTCTTCTCCTATTTGCACCAGTAAGGAAATCAGCAATACCACTACCTGCGAAACCACCTATTATACTACCACCCACACCACCAATAAATCCACCAATAGCTGCACCTGGAGCAGCACCTACTCCACCAAATAATGCACCAATTGATCCACCAATTACTATTCCTGCTTTTGTACCTGCAGCACCACCTGCTAATGCACCTGCTAATCCTCCACCTGCACCAACACCTGCCTCTAAATTAGTTTGACCATCTGCCTTACGACCCATAAAGTCCAGACCAGTAGTTAGAACTGCTAAAGGACCAATACCCCCTCTAAGACCTGGTACTCTAAAACCTCTAGTACCTTTAGCTCCTCTAAGAAGACCACTTGTAGGTCTTATATTATTAGAAGGTAATCTTGGTCCTTTAGGTTTAAATGGGTTCCATCCTCCACCACGAGGTCCACCAAATCCACGAGTAACTAATCCACCAGCACCACCTAATCCTAATATTCCTAAACCTGCCTTTGCAGCTCTACCACCAATAAAACCTGATGCTATTCCACCTAATCCTTTATCTGCACTATCTGCTTTCCTATCTAATGCTTTAAGAGTTTGAAATCTCCTTTCAACTAACTTCCTTCTAGCAACAAGAGATTGTTGTTCAAATCTCCTTTCTTGGCGATAACTAGCCCTCATAAGGCTAAGAGTACCACCAGACCTCTTGACTGCTTTATTCGATACTAATAGTAATTGTCTACTCATAATGAAGCATAAGATTTAAGTGACAATGCCATATCAAACTTATCAATAGCTCCACCACCTCTAGTAAATTTAGTTCCTATCACTGGATCACCATCTGGTCCAATACCTTTTGATGGTGGAGGAGGAGATTGTGGAGCTTGTTGTCCACCACCACCTGCATTACTTTCAACAACATTTGGTGGAGGAGCATTACCACCAGTAGAAGATTTAGACTTACTTCTCGCAAAAGGATTTGGTGGAAGCATATCTCTCCAACTTCTTTTCTTATTGCGTTCTGGTTGTGGTGGTTGAATACTAGCATTACCAACTGCACCAAGTGCGTCTATTTTTTGTAAAGCTACTATTCCTGGATCTGGTGTAGGAATCTCATAGGATGTTGATTTTGAACTTTCTGCTGGTGATTTCGCTGAAGATGATCCTGTTGTTGGTTCAATAGCAGGACTTTTCTTAGGAATGATCGGTTCTTGTGGTATTGGTGGTGCTACTGTAAGTGCTTCTCTAGCAGCAGATTGTCTTCTCATATCTGCAACTTTCTCACCACCCTGATTATCAGGAGTGACTGAAGGAGTCATCAGACTAGGCATAATATTGCCTTGTTCTATCTCCTCTGCTAACTTAGAACCTACTATACTTTTGATTTCAGTATCTATTTTTTTCTTCCCTTTGTCCGTTTCTGGAAATAGATTTGTTAAAGGAACAGAAGTTTGTTTCGATCTTGAAATAGCATCTGTTTCTGAAGACTTTGTTTGTAACCTTTGTGCCTGATCTTTTTGAACATTAGCTGCTTGCACTATATTTCCACCCATCTTTGCACCTGAAACATTCGCTCCAGCAGGAGCAGTCGAAACAGGAGAACTCGTACCACCATTACTCGTTGGAGCTGAACCCATTTCTTGAGGTAAAGATGGAATTGCAGATTCTGATTGTTTCCGTTCTTGACTTCTTCCAAACCTACTTAAAATAGCATCAAATCTATCCAATTGCGATCTAAATCTAACAGCATCACCACGATTGACAACAGGTCCAACACCTGTCGTTTGAACATCTAATGCTTGCTCTCTTCTAGTATCTCCTTTAGCTTGACCAGCCATTAGTAAACTAGCGGCAAGAGCTGCAATAGTGAATATTTGTCCTTTACCTCCCATTCCTCTGGTTCTACCCATCATACTACCAGGAGAAACACGTCCTCCTCCTACTCTTCTTCCACCACCTGTAAGTCCTAAAATACCAGCAACACCAATTGCAATTTCAGGTATAAAAGAAGCAATACCAACACCAGTATTCTCTAGAGCATTACCAATGTTACCACTTGCAAAGTCCTTAGCAGCTAAAGCTAAAGAAAGAACTCCTATATCCCTACGTAATTCAAATAAAGCACCTGTTCTAATAGACTCTAAATTATCTGAATCTTTCTTCAATAATTTCTTTTCTGCATCAAAATATCTACGTCTAGCCCTCATGTCACGTCTGATTTCAGACTGCATGATTTCCATATTATTATTCAGTCTTTCGAACTGAAGCATAATACGACCAAAAGTTCTAGCTTCTGCTCCTTTATTAACTATTGCAGTTGTATGATTCTCATTCTGCTGTCTTAGTAATCTTTCATAAGCCGTGTTCATCCTACGTTCCAATGGAATCATAGGTGTATCAGATTGTGTTTGACTACCAGGAGTTTGCATTTTCTGCTTGCTGTGCTTCTAACTTTTGCTTCTCAAGATACTTAACTAAGAAATTTACATAAATTTCCTTTTCCCAAGGTATCATGTTTTCAATCTCAGTGAGACTCCATTTATGATATTGCATCAATGAGAAATTTGTTTCCATCATTGAATCAATAGTCACATGATACATCATTATGCGAAAAAATTTGCTAATCCCTCAATTACTACTTCGGATTCAACCTTTGTATTTGGATTAACAACTGTACCTTTATACTGTAACTTTGGCATAGTCTCAAAGAATTTTTCAACTTCTTGGAATTGAGCAGAATTCAACTGTTCAATAAACTTGATCAATTCTTTCTTAGTTTGATCAGAAGCTGCCCAAGACTCTTCATTAGTGTATATTTGTTCAATAGAGTCAGCAACTGCATCAAATGCCTTTTCAATTCTTTCACCACCACTTTCAATATTAGCCATAGTAAAATTACTATCGATAAATTGTTGTAATGATGGGTACTTCAACTTCATAAGAAGACCTTCGCCAAGATCAACTATTTCACTGTGACCATCAGGGATATGAAGTTTAATCTCATTGAGAGAAATACTTAATGGTACTTTAGTCTCATTATCATCTTGACAAGTAACTGTCAAATCAACTGTTTCACCAATAGATTTTCCTCTAATATTCAAAAACAAATATTCTAAATCAAAACTTGGCAATTCATCAATTTTCACACCACGAGTAACAATACAAGCTTTTAAGACTTCTTTGATCGTAGTAGCAATATCTTTCTCATTACCATTCTCAAGAGCAATCAATAAAACCTTTTCCTCTTTTACAAGAAATGGTCTAAATTTTACTGGTTTGTTTGTAGAAAGTAATTTTATTTCAAAAATAGGTGCAGTGACCTTTGGTAATGGCATAGTAATTCACTTCAGTAGCTTTATTTAGCAGGTTATCCTGGTGGTAATGATCCTTTAAAGACAGGATCTTCTGCCCTTTCTTTCAGAGTTCTATTAATCCTATGTGGTGCATCTGCTGGACCATGCTTACCTCGTACGTTATTTCCTGTATCAGATTTATTAACCACTGATCCTCTTCTAGAAGACCGATCTAGATAATAGTAATCATATTTGAATGTAACAGATGTCTTTATCAACTCTGCTGTACCATACGCTAATGGTGCAGCAACTAAATTGATAGGAAATGCATTCTGTAAGTAGTATGTAATACTACTAGGTTCTTGTACGTTATAACCTTCACCAGATCTCAATGCATTAGTGGGAGAAGAAACAGCTTTACTAAAAGCAGTTACCTGCATATCAACTTTATATGAGCTAGGATACTGTAATCTTCTATAAGAAGCATTCTCATTCATTCTCTCTTCAGTAGAACGTCCATGACCTGCTCTCACTTTAGTAGGAGATATAAACTCCATCCAATTATTGAATACTTCGTTAGTATAATAATCTGTCTGCGAATACCATGTTAAAACAACTTCAGGATAAGTCCTATAAGTAGCATAAGTTTGTTTTACACCCTGCCTCAAACCTTCAACTTCTTGAAATTCTAAATTAGATCCAGGTAGAACTGCTTCTGAACAAAATAATGCTAGATAATCACCAGGATTACTAATTTTACTACTACTTTCATAAAATCCACCTTGAGCTAGATAATCCTTCAACTTCTCAGTTTTTAGAAAATTTATCCATACATCATAATTATTATTGAAAGCTGGAGTAACATTACCAAAGTTGGTTGAAGTCTCATACAACTC